AGGCGCGGCCCGCCGCCCGCCCAGCGCTGAAAGCTACCGTGCGCCGCGTACCGTGGCCCGTGGCGCGTGTTTCGCGGCCCGCCCGGCCCGGACCCCGGCCCCCGGCCCAGCGCCCGCCGTGCGCGATCCTAGCGCCTGCCGCTTTGCGCCTTGCATTATGCGCCGCCATATGCGAAAAAATGCGCGCGGCATATCCCGCCGCGAAACAAGGAGTCCTGACATGTGTGAAAATCTAGTTAGTTACTACGTCCCCAGCGGTTTCGATTATCGCGAGGTGCAGACCCGGTGTGGATCAACCGACATCCATGGCGAGGAAGCGCTTTGTGACGATTGCGCCGCCGATCCTCGAGCCCGGGCCGAGCATGAGCGCCGCGCCCGACTCAGCGCCGAGGACAATGCGACGGCCCGCGCCGCTGGATGGGGGGAATACTAATGGTCCGGACAGTCAATCTCATTCCGAGTTGGGAAACCGCCGTGCAAATCTATTGCGCTGTGCTCGAGAACCCGAGCGCCTCCCCTGAGGGGCGTGCCACGGCCCGCGATGAAATATACCGCTTGGCCCGGGCGTTTGATCAAATGAACGCCGAACCGGACGAACCCGAGATTGAATACCTCGAGGCCGTGGACTAGCGCCCGCCGCCCCCGAACATCGAGCCCCGGCCCAGCGCCGGGGTTTTTTGTTGTGTCGAGTCCCGCCCTATGGGATAAATCCCGTGCGGCTCAATCCCGGGCCGCCACACAAGGAGTCAAAAACATGAGTGAAGCATTCATCCCCCCAGCCCCCGCGACCCCCGAACCGGAGATCACCGTTCAGGGATTCGGCACGGGCACCCTCGCCGAGATCGAGCACCACATCGCCCAGCTAAAGGATGAGCTGGAGAGCGCCCGCCTCGAGCTCGAGCTGGCCCGGAAGCGCGAGATCGAGCGCCAGCCCCTAGTCGAGGCGATCCAGCACATCGTGGACCAGAGCCTTGATCGCTGGGTTCTGAGCGAAGGCCCGCTCGAGGTGCTGGGGGCCATCATCGAGTCATCCGTCGAGGATCAGCTATCATCGTCTATTGACTCCCATATCGAGGCGGCGCTCGAGAATGCCACGGTTGATGTCGAGGCCTATATCCGGCTGTAACGCCCGCGACCTTTACCAGCGACCCCCGGCCCAGCGCCGGGGGTTTTTTTATGCCCGGCACCCGGCCCGCCGTCCTCGAGCTCCCGGCATCGGATCCCGCCCTCGAGCTCCCCGGGGAATCGGATCCCGCCCTCGAGCTCCCGGCATCGGATCCCGCCCTCGAGCTCCCCGGGGAATCGGATCCCGCCCTCGAGCTCCCGGCATCGGATCCCGCCCTCGAGCTCCTCGCCCTCGAGCTCCCCGGGACATCGAGCTCCCCGGGGGATCGGATCCCGGTGCACGGCCCGGGTCCCCCGGCTATCGGGTCAAAACCCCGGGAATCCGCGCTTTCCAGCCCGATCCGCGCCGCGCCGCCCCCGCGCCGGGGGGACGAGGGCAAGGGCCATGTTTTTCACAAACAATCACCAAATTTTTGATATGACTAGCCGAGTTGGCATTTTGATGTTAAATGTCCCATATGTTTCACGTGAAACAATGATTTAGGGTCCCCCGATGGATGTTCTGGCTAACCCGGTCCTAGAAGAAAAAGCTTTGAAGCTTCAGCTTCGTCTCGCGCAGCTCGAGAAGAACGAAGCCTGCCAAAATAATTTTCTTACCTTTGTAAAGACGGTCTGGCCCGAGTTCATTGCAGGACGGCACCACAAGATTATTGCGGAAAAGCTGGAGCGTGTAGCGAGCGGCGAGCTTAAACGCCTGATTATCAATATGGCTCCTCGTCACACCAAGTCAGAGTTTGCGTCGTACCTGTTCCCCGCATGGATGATGGGGAAGAACCCCGGCATGAAAATCATTCAGGCTACGCACACCACGGAACTTGCGGTCAACTTTGGTCGCAAAACAAAGAACCTTCTTGAAGACGAGCGATATCAAGAAATCTTCCCTGAAGTGAAGCTTGCTGCGGACAGTAAGGCATCCGGTCGTTGGGACACGAACAAGGGTGGTATGTACTACGCTGTCGGCGTGGGCTCGAACTTGGCGGGCCGTGGTGGTGATCTGGTCATTATTGACGATCCGCACTCGGAACAGACGGCTATGTCCAATTCCGGCTTTGATGACGCTTGGGAGTGGTACACGGGCGGTCCTCGACAGCGTTTGCAGCCGGGCGGCAGCATCGTTTTGGTCCAGACCCGGTGGTCTGAAAAGGATATGACGGGTCAGCTTGTCCGTTCGATGGCCAAGGATCCCCTCGCCGATCAGTGGGAAGTGGTCGAATTACCGGCTTTGTTTGACGACGACACCCCTTGTTGGCCGGAGTTCTGGAGTATTGAGGATCTGACCGCGGTCCGCGCATCTATTCCTCCGAGCAAGTGGAATGCTCAGTACCAGCAGAACCCGACCGGCGACGATAACGCTATTATTGCTAGGGAATGGTGGCGTAGGTGGGAACGAGATACGGTCCCTCAGTTGCAGTATGTCATTCAGAGCTACGATACGGCGTTTTCCAAGCGGGAAACTTCGGACTTTTCTGCGATTACGACGTGGGGTGTGTTCTATCCTGAAGAAGGGGGCCCCCCGAACCTTATCCTGCTGGACAGCAAGAAGGGCCGGTGGGACTTTCCGGAGCTTAAATCGCAGGCTTTTGACATGTACCACTTCTGGGAGCCAGATACGGTCATCGTGGAAGCCAAGGCTTCTGGTCTGCCCTTGACACACGAACTACGGAACACGGGCATTCCTGTTGTGAATTTCACGCCCAGTAAGGGCAATGACAAGGTATCTCGTGTGCATGCGGTATCGCCTCTGTTTGAGGCAGGGATGGTTTGGGCCCCCGACGAAGTATTTGCTGACGAGATGATTGAAGAGGTTGCGGCCTTTCCGAACGGAGAGCATGACGACCTTGTCGATAGCATGACGCAGGCTTTAATGAGGTATCGTCAGGGCAACTTCATTCAACTGCCAACAGATGACTGGGAAGAACAGATGGGTTCTGCTAAGATAAGGGCTTATTACTAAGGATTTTGTCTGATGGCGATGAACCGTCGCGCAGCGGTAGCGAGTAAACTACTGAAACAAGCCGGGTATACCGGTGATTTGATGCGCTTGGCGGAGTCCCTGCCCCCGGAGACGCTTGTACAGTTCGACAAGCTATTAAATCACAAGGAACCTTCTGTGGGGCCCGGTATGGATAGCGGCATTGTCGTCGCTTACAAATCCGGCGAGGTCGTGCAGGACAGGCCCATGCAGGGCAACTTCTCGGAAGAGGGTATTGCGGTTTATGAAGACGGCGGTGCCGTCGAACCGCGGTCCGCGGACCCTGAAGCAGAAATCTTGGCTATTCTCGATCTTCTGGATGAAGAGAACCGGAAGCCGGAGCGCGAGAGGGACCCCGAAAGGATCGATGAGCTTTATTCACGGCTCACGGAACTTCAGTCTATGTCGGCCCCGCCTGTCGCATTTGAGGTCTCGGACGACGTTTACCTTCGCCCCCAGTTTGAGGCCAGCTTTGGGATTGGTGAAAGCAACCGTCGCGTGCCGTTTTTTGAGGACACGGTCAAGATCCGTGACCGGAACATGGGTGGCATCGCTCGTTTAGGCGCGGAGATTGGTTTTCCCGGATTTTCTGGAAACGACCGGCTTAGTGGCGGCGTGACGGCTACGTATGATCGCACCAAACGCCTGTTGCCCGACGAATTTATTGCCTTTGGGGCCCCGTCTGATATCCGTTTCGGTCCCCGGGGTGTTGTCCCCCGCGGTTATGATGTAAGCTACTCCTCTGGTCCGCACACATTCTCAGGAAATGTGACGCCACGACAAGAGGGAGTCAGTCGTGATGCACCGGGAGGTAGATCCGTACTTGACCTTGGCTATACGTATTCGACGCCGGAAGCGTCGTACTCTCTTCAGGCGACACCTTTCGGTCGTAGTGTGGTCACTGACCAGAAAACCGGCGATACGGAAATGGACCGGTCGATTATGGCGCGTTACACAACGCGTTTCTGATGAATATAGTTCCGTGATCCGTGGACTGAGGAGAGTGTTACTTAAATAGGGGCCCCCGGCAGCGCGCAGCGGCCCACGGCTCTGGATGGAGCCAAAGATGTTGAAGAAGCTTATCTTGTTACTGGTGTTCCTTGTGCCGTGTTTCACGGCCCACGGATCTTATGCTCAAGCGACTTTTTGCACGCAGGATGCGGAGAATGTTGCGGAGAAAATGGCGGAGTACGGAGAGGTTTTCTTGTTTTCGGGCATCTCCAAGATGGGGGTGCCCTATTTGTTTTATGCGGGCAAGAGGACGTACACGGTGATTATCATGGACCCTAATCGGGGGTATTGCACAACGCCGCATATCTTTGGTGATATTATTGAGATGGGCGATAATGTGAAGTTGCCTGAAACTCTTAATAGTTTATGATATAAGAGCGCATTACTGACGCAGGAGAAACCTGATGGCTTTACAGCCCAATGGCGGTTTGATGGATCGCAACGTGCCTTCTCAGTTGGATGAGGAGGATTTGCGTGCGGAGATTGAGATAGAGCTTCCGGGTTCTCAGTATGAGGAGAATGTTCTTCCGTTTGAGGGGGACTCTCCGGTTGAAATCGAGATGGAAGAAGACGGGTCGGTCATGGTTGACTTCGATCCGGATGATCGTCGTGGTGAGAACGACGACTTCTACATGAATTTGGCCGAGGAGATCCCGGACCGCGAGCTTGGTCGCATTGCCGGTGAGCTTTTGGGCGAGTATGACGCCAATCGGTCCAGCCGTCAGGACTGGGAGGATGCGTATTCCAAGGGTTTGGAGCTTCTGGGTTTCAACTACGAGGAGCGCAGCGAGCCGTTCCGTGGCGCGTCGGGCGTGACACATCCGCTTTTGGCCGAGGCTGCTACGCAGTTTCAGGCGCAGGCGTTCAACGAGCTTCTTCCTGCCGGTGGTCCGGTGCGTACCGTGGTTATGGGCGCGGATACCACGGCCAAAAACCAGCAGTCGCAGCGCGTTCGCAACTTTATGAACTACTACATCACGAACGTGATGGAGGAATACACGCCAGAGTTGGATCAGATGCTGTTCTATCTACCTCTGGCGGGTAGTACATTCAAAAAGGTGTACTTTGATGAGACGCTAAATCGGGCGGTAAGCAAGTTTGTACCGGCTGAAAACCTGATTGTGCCGTATGAGACGGCGGATTTGGAGACTTGTCCCAACATTACGCAGGTTATCCGCATGTCGTTGAACGATTTGCGGAAGCGTCAGGTGTCTGGTTTCTATCTGGACATCCCTGTTCACCCCGGACAGGACGAAGATAACGAGGTTCAGGACGAAATTAACCGGATTGACGGGTTTTCGCCCTCTCAGATCGACTATGACTGCACCCTTTTGGAGTGCCATGTCGATTTGGATCTTGAGGGGTACGAAGAAGTTGACGAAGACGGCGAAGAAACGGGCATTAAGGTGCCTTATATCGTCACAATCTCGCTTGATAATGGCCAAATTCTGTCGATTCGCCGGAATTACCGCGAAGAAGACGAACTGAAGAAGAAAATTCAGTATTTTGTTCATTATAAGTTCCTTCCGGGCTTTGGCTTTTACGGTTTGGGTCTTATTCACACGATTGGCGGGCTGTCACGGACCGCCACAGCAGCACTGAGGCAGCTTATCGACGCCGGAACCCTGTCGAACCTCCCAGCGGGCTTCAAAGCCCGTGGTTTGCGGATTCGCGACGACGACGATCCGCTTCAGCCGGGTGAGTTCAGGGATGTTGACGCACCGGGAGGGGCTATTCGTGACAGCCTGATGCTGCTGCCGTTTAAGGGTGCTGACCAGACGCTGTTCAGCCTGCTCGGTTTCGTTGTGGATGCGGGTCGTCGCTTCGCCACCATCACCGATATGAAGGTTGGGGACGGCAACCAGCAGGCTCCGGTCGGTACGACCATTGCGCTGCTGGAGCAGGGCTCGCGGGTCATGTCGGCTGTTCATAAGCGCTTGCACTACGCCATGCGGCTGGAGTTCAAGATGCTGGCCCGGGTGATGGCGGAGAGCCTGCCGGACGAGTACCCGTACAGCATTGAGGGCGAGGACTCGAGCGTCAAGGCGGAGGATTTTGACGACCGCGTGGACGTGATCCCGGTCTCCGATCCGAACGTGTTCTCTCAGGCACAGCGCATTGCGCTGGCGCAGACCAAGCTACAGCTAGCTTCTGCGGCTCCTGAACTGCACAACATGAACGAAGTGTTTCGTGACATGTACGACGCGTTGGGCGTTCGTGATGCGGACCGACTTATGAAGCGTACTCCGGTCGATGAGCCGGAGCCCAAGGATCCCGCGCAGGAAAACATTGATGCGCTGGACATGATGCAGCTTCATGCCTTTGAGGGGCAGGACCATCAGGCGCACATCATGGCGCATCTGGTGTTTGCCAGCGGTCCGATGGTCGCGGCCAATCCTGTGATCGCAACGACGTTGCAGAAGCACATCATGGAGCACGTACAGATCGGTGCCCGTGAGCAGGCGATTGTGGCATTTATACAACAGTCCCAGTCGCAGCAGGGTCAGCCATTGGACGAGGAGCAGATGCTCCAGATGGAGGCTTTGGTTGCCCAGTACGTGGCGCAGGGCATGCAGCAGGTGCAGCAGCTTAGTCGTCAGGTCTCGGGTGCCGATCAGCCGGATCCTCTGGTTCAGCTTAAACAGCAGGAACTCCAGATCAAGGCGCAGGCCGAGCAGGCAGACACGCAGGTCGATATGGCCAAGCTCAACCTCGACGCGCAGAACCAGCAGATGCGGTCCGATCAATTCCAGCAGCGGTTGGCAAGTCAGGAGCGCCAGACGGCGGCCCGTATCAACTCTGCTATGGAACGTGAAATCCTTAAACAAACTCAGGGCTAGGAGATAATCATGGCTGGTGTGAAGATTGTAACGAACAAGCCGGGTCCGGCTCCCAAGGCGGTTGAGTATGCCGACATCAAGGGTCAGGGCCGTATTCCGTATGGCAAGACCGCGGATGCGCCGATGGCTGGTAACGAGCCCCGCAAGATGACCATGCGTGGTGCAGGCGCTGCCCGTCAGGGCAAGAGCTTCATGGGGTGCTAAATGCCCTTGAAAAAAGGTACTAGCCGGAAGACGGTTAGTGAGAACATCCGCAAGATGAAGAAGGAAGGCTACCCCCAAGATCAGGCGGTAGCCGCTTCTCTTGAGCAACAGCGCCGAAGCAAGAAGGTGATGAAGGCGAAGAACGGCGGCGTTGTGGTCCGCGGTTTTAGCCCTATTGCTCGTCCACAGTACTTCAAGGGCGTATTTTAGTCTAAGAGGGCCTTATGGACGGCGCTATTGACATAAGGCTGATTGTAACTCTCGGCGGCATTCTTTTTAGCGTTGCAGGAGCCGCTGCTGTTGGCAAGATGCAGATCAAGGTCATTCAGGAGACCCTGAGTGATATTGAGGCCCGGCTCCGAAAGATCGACATGCGTATCGACCAGCTTGAAAACGCGGAAAGCGTTATCAGGCAACGCCTTGATATTCTTGCCAAGATGAACAGCCCGGAAAACCTACGCCGGGATCATATGCAGATTGCCCATATTCTGGCGGATATCGCTTATCTCAAGTCTGAATCAGAGCGGATGCATAAGATTCATAACGGCGTACATCCGCCTGTGGCAAGCGAGAGGAAGGCGACATGAACTTTAACATACAGTCGGTGCTGACCGCGCTGGCTCCAATCCTGTTCGCGGCGGTCGGATACCTCATCACCAGCCTGAACGAGCTAGAGAGCCGCATCCAGAAAACAGAAGGCTATCTGATGCTGCTGGTCACGCCGCAGGGTGAGATCGTCGCATCTCCCGCTAACAGCATCGAGCGGCAGAAAATGCGTGAGGATTTCATGAACATAATCCACGACATGCAGGTTCGGGTTAAATTGCTAGAGGCGGATAAAAAATGATAGGTGCATTACTCCCAGCGGTCCTACCGCTAGTCAAAGATGTGATTGGCTCCTTCCTTCCGGAAGACCCGAAGAAACGTGCTGAAGCCGAGCGCAAGATTGAAGCGCAGTTAACGGAGCACCTTGCCAAGATTGATCTGGCACAGCTTGATATCAACAAGACGGAGGCGGCTCACCGTAGTATCTTTGTGGCTGGCTGGCGTCCATTCATCGGTTGGTCCTGCGGCGTTGCGTTGGCATGGAATTATATCGCGCAGCCTATTCTGGTCTTTTCGCTTGCCCAGACTGGTAATCTAGTTGAGCTCCCAGCACTAGATATGTCGCAGATGATGCCGGTCCTCATGGGGATGCTCGGGTTGGGCGGCCTACGGACGTTCGAAAAGTACAAATCGGTGAGCAAATAGATGTCCCCGGAACTACTGGAAAAGCTTCGTGAAGAGTTAGCTCGGGACGAAGGGGTCGTATATGAAATATATTTGGACCATCTTTCTCTTCCCACTTTTGGTCTTGGCCATCTTGTTCGCCCTTCTGATCCGGAGCATGGCCAGCCTGTGGGAACGCCTGTCAGCGAAGAGCGCGTAAACGAGTGCTTTGCAGCAGACGTTCAAACCACACTGGACGACTGTAAAATCTTGTACCCGGACTTTTCGGAACTCCCGGACGAGGCGCGGTTGGTCATAGCCAATATGATGTTCAACATGGGCCGCCCACGTTTGTCCCAGTTCAAGGGCATGAAGGCGGGCGTTGATGCGCGGGACTGGAACCGTGCCGCAGACGAAATGGTGGATAGCCGTTGGTATAAGCAGGTTACGAACCGTGCAGAGCGTCTTGTAGGAAGAATGAGAGCTCTCGCTTAAATAAAATCAAATACCTAGTGACAGAATATATCTGACATGCTAGGAGACCATGTGAGCATATCAGAAGAGATGCGGTAAAACATGGATGAGATATTCTTTGCAGAAGCCACCTTTCGGATTATCCGGGAAAGGAGGGAGAATATCTTAGACATCCTTCAGTACAACAACGTGAAGGACATGGAGCATTATCGTGAGCTCATGGGCAACTTAGAGGCCCTAAATCACGTTGAACAGGAACTCAAGAGCCTGCTAGATAAACAGGAGCAAAGCATTGACTAAAGCTAAAAAAGTGGACCTTGAAGCCGTGAAAGCCGGTGTAGAAGGTCTTTCTTCTATTTACGAAGATCGTAAAGAGAAGGTTCTGAACCCCGATGCAATCGGGAAATCCCTCCTAGAACGCCTGCCGACCCCCACGGGTTGGCGTATCTTGATCCTCCCCTACCGGGGCAAGGGCAAGACAGAGGGCGGCGTTATCCTTCCAGACCAAGCCGTTGAGGAACAATCTGTTTCCACACAGGTCGGCTATGTCTTGAAGGTTGGCCCCCTTGCGTACCAAGACCCAGAAAAGTTCCCCACCGGACCGTGGTGCGCGGAAAAAGACTGGGTAATGTTCGCCCGTTATGCGGGTTCCCGGTTCAAGATCGACGGTGGTGAGGTTCGTCTTCTGAATGACGACGAAGTTCTGGCCAAGATCCTTGAGCCCGAAGATATTCTTCATTTCTAGGAGAGCAAAATGACTGATGAAAATGTGATTGAGAATGATGACGCGCCGGATGACGCGGACATCGAGATAGAGGTTGAGGAGGAAGACTCCCCAGACTCCTCTCTAGCCGCCGAGTCGGACGATTCTGACGACCGTTTTGACAAGGCTGAAAGCGCAGTGCAGAAGCGTATTGATCGCTTGACCAAGAAGATGCGGTCTGCCGAACGTGAGCGCGAAGAGGCGCTTAGCTATGCTCGTCAGGTGCAGAGCGAAGCAGAGCAGCTTCGTCAGCGCATGGATGCTCTGGACAACAACTATGTTCAGGAATACAGCAGCCGCGTCGAGACACAGGTCGCAACCGCCGAGCAGGAATTAGCTCGTGCCATTGATCTTGGCGATACGAACGGCGTTATCGAGGCCCAGCGTAAGCTTACGTCTTTGGCTTTAGAGAACGACCGCGCCAAACAAGCCAAGATGCAGCAGGACCGTCTTCGGCAGCAGGCGGAACAGCAGTCACGGATGGCGGCTGCACAGCCGCAACAGCAGCGTCCGCAGGCAAAACGCCCTGATCCGCAGGCGGAGCAGTGGGCGTCTCGAAACGCTTGGTTTGGTCAGGATGAGGCGATGACTTACGCTGCCTTCGGAATCCATAAGAAGTTGGTGGAAGAAGAGGGATTTGACCCAAGAAGCAATGATTACTATAATGAGTTAGACAGGCGTATGGCGGACGAGTTCCCCCATAAGCTTAAATCTAACGGGGGAAGCAAACGGCCCGCACAGACGGTTGCTTCTGTATCCCGCGGAAGTTCTGGGCGCAGTAGTGGGAAGAAGGTTAGACTCACCCCTAGCCAAGTCGCGATAGCGAAGAAATTGGGTGTGCCGATTGAAGAATACGCGAAATACGTGAAGGAGTAAGCTATGTCTGAAGTTGAAAACGAAGTTGAGACCTCGGTAAAGCGCACCTCCCGCACGCGAGAAACCCGGAGTGCTACGGAACGGCGTAAGCCGTGGGCTCCACCGTCCATGTTGGACGCACCGCCCGCCCCGGACGGTTACAAGCATCGCTGGATCCGAGCGGAGACGCGTGGCTTTGATGATCGAAAGAACATCAGCGCCAAGCTCCGTGAAGGCTGGGAACTTGTACGTCAGGATGAATACCCGGACTTTGAAGCTCCGGTAATCGAATCGGGTAAATACGAAGGTGTGTTTGGTGTGGGTGGCTTGCTTCTTGCCCGCATGCCGGTTGAGACGATTGCAGAACGGAACGAGTATTTCCGCCAGCGGAATGCCGACCAGATGCAGGCTGTTGATTCTGACATGATGCGCGAGAATGCACATTCAACGATGACGATTAGCAAGCCTGATCGTCAATCTCGTGTAACCTTCGGCGGCCCACGCAAGGCGTGACCGCCCCTTTAGGAGAAACCTACTATGGCAAATCAGGAAACTGCCTACGGTCTTCGTCCTATCGGGCTTGTTGGTAGCGGTGCTAACTCGACTGGTGTGACCCAGTACGAGATCGCTTCTAACAACACCAATGCGATCTTCCAGTATTCGATTTGCGTGCCGACTTCGGCAGGCGTTATCGATCAGGCGGGTGCCACAGACGGTGGTACTACGCAGGCGCTTGGTGTCCTGATGGGCGTGGAGTATCAGGACTCGGTTCAAAAAAAGCCGGTCTTCCTTAACTACTGGCCCGGTTCGGGCAGCGTAAGCGTTGACACCAACTATCCGGTGAAGGCGTTTGTTGCTGACAACCCCAACCAGCTCTTCAAGGTTGCCTCTGACGCATCCCTGACCAACCGTGCAACGGCTCTGGCGGCAGTATTCGCCAACGCTTCGCTCGGTACGTCTGCCCGCACGGGTAGCACGGACACGGGTTCCGCCAATGGCGCTCTGAGCGTTTCTTCGATTGCGACTACGGCTACTCTGCCGCTGCGTATCGTTGGTATCCTCGATGACGAGGCTAACAGCGACTACACTGCTGCTGGTATCCCGCTGATCGTTCGACTGAATGCTCATTTTAATTCGGGTACGCGACGGTTTGATTCTCAGACCACCGCTGACTCGACCGGCATTTAGGAGGGTAATTAAATGGCTATTTCTCGCGCACAGCTTGCGAAAGAGCTAGAACCCGGCCTGAATGCACTGTTCGGGCTGGAATATGATCGTTACGAGAACGAGCATGCCGAAATCTTCGAAGAGGAGTCCTCGGACCGCGCCTTCGAAGAAGAGGTGATGCTCGGTGGATTCGGCACTGCGCCGGTCAAGGGTGAAGGCACTGCCATCAACTTTGACGACGCGCAGGAGACCTACACTGCTCGGTATACGCACGAGACCATCGCGCTGGCCTTCTCCATCACGGAAGAAGCCATCGAAGACAATCTTTATGATCGTCTGGCCTCGCGCTACACCAAGGCTCTGGCCCGCTCTATGGCCCAGACCAAGCAGATCAAGGCTGCGTCCATCCTCAACAACGCCTTCAGCACGTCCTTCCCGGTTGGCGATGGCGCGGCGCTTTGCTCGTCCGCTCACCCCAGCCTGTCGGGCAACCAGCGCAACCAGCTTTCTGTTGCTTCGGATCTCAATGAGACCTCGCTTGAGCAGATGCTGATTGACATTGCTGGGCTGACTGACGAGCGCGGTCTGAAGATCGCCGTTCGTGGCATGAAGCTCATCATTCCGAAAGAGCTTCAGTTCATTGCCGAGCGTGTTATCAACTCGAACCTGCGTTCGGGCACGGCGGATAACGACACGAACGCCATGAAGTCGATGGGCATGCTTCCGGAAGGTGCGGTGGTCAACCACTTCCTCACCGACACGGATGCGTTCTTCATCAAAACTGACGCACCGAACGGTTTCAAGTACTTCAATCGCTCTCCGATCAAGACGGCGATGGAAGGCGACTTCGACACCGGCAACATGCGGTTCAAGGCCCGTGAGCGTTACAGCTTCGGCGTCTCGGACTGGCGTGCGGTCTTCGGTACTGCTGGCGCTGCGTAATTGCAGAGCCTGTAGACTTTTGGAAGGGCGGCCTTGTGCCGCCCTTTCTTTTTTTGTAAGATGAGTCTTACCTGACAACCGAACAAACGGTTGACCCCAGCCACGACAGGAGAATGACATGGCTAATACGACCTTCACGGGCCCGGTGCGCTCGGAAAATGGATTTAAGTCCATTAGCAAAAGCTCCACCACAGGAGCGGTCACCGAAATTTCCACCTACGGCGGCGCTCCGGTTGCTTTGAGCGACGGCGACGTAACCCTTACCAATGCAACGCACAGCGGGCGTGTTCTCGTTGTTCCCGACGGTGGTCAGGACAACACCTACACCCTTCCGAGCCCTGTTGCCGGTTCTAATTTTGTGTTTGTTTACGGTGGTGCGGCGGCAGACGCCACAGACTTCATCGTAGACTCAGGTTCCGATACCAACTATTTCATTGGCAATGTCGCATTTAACGACACTGACGATGGCGCTGCTTCTGTTGTTTTTTCTGACGGCAACTCCAACAGCAAGCTTCAGGTCAATGTGCCGGGTTCTGCGGTCGTGAACATCGTGGCTAAAGACGACACTAATTGGTACGTTTGGGGTTCTGTTACCGGGGCTACTGCGCCTGCGTTCTCCGATCAGTAAGAGAGGATAAACAATGGCTGATGCGGTAACATCCCAGACTCTCGCCGATGGTCCTAAATATGCGGTGATGAAATTCACCAATGTTTCTGACGGAACTGGCGAGAGCGCTGTAACTAAAGTGGATGTATCCGCTCTTGCTTCTAGCGCGGATGGCGACGCCTGTTCTGGCGTCGTCATTGAGCGTATCTGGTGGCAATGCATTGGTATGAAGGTGCAGATCCTTTGGGATGCCACCTCCGACCAGTTCTGCATTGAGCTAGGCGAGAACCAGAGCGGGAACCACGACTATACCATATTCGGCGGACTTACTAATAACGCCGGTGCTGGTAAAAATGGTGATGTCAAGTTTACGACTGTTGGGGCCACGGCTGCCGACACGTACACTGTTATCCTTTATCTGCGTAAGCAGTTTAATTAGGAGGCATTCGAATGGCTCGTGAAGTAAGTTCCATATCTCGCGTTGGGACAAGCGAGCCATTTGAGCTCCAAGCTTCTCGCAGCCAGATCTCCTACCATAATACCCTGTTCAAGTACGGGTACAACCCTGCAATTCTGAACGTCGAAGAAACCATTTGGGATGCGGGCGGCGTCTACGCTTATCCCGGATCCGCGGTGGCCATGACGGCTACTTCGGCCAGTGGTGCGACGGACTCGGGCGTTACCGTCCTGATTTCTGGATTGGATGCTAGCTATAACGAGCTAGAGGAAGAAGTCACCCTAAACGCCAGCGGGACAGCCACAACAACGGGTCTGTTTCTTCGCGTCTTCCGGGCATACGTTAGCGGAGCCACATCTCCGGCTGGCACTATCACGATAGCCAATGGCGGAACGACGTATGCTCAGATCAGCGCCGGTGAAAACCAGACCCTGATGGCGGTATACACCGTCCCCGCCGGAAAGACCCTGTACCTTAGCGAGGGCATCGCTACGCACGGCACGGGAACTTCGGGCGGCGTGTTTATGACCGTTCGCTTTCTTGTAAAGCCGTTTGGCGGTGTGTTCCGCACACAGGTTAAGCTGGATGTTGCGGAAAGTCAGATTTACTATCCTTTTGCGTATCCAATTAAGGTGACGGAAAAGTCGGACGTAGAAGTACGGGCTATCTGTAACAAGAACCAGAGTAACGCTATGTCGGCGTCTTTTAACGGCGTTCTAGTAGACAACGGAGATAACCTCTGATGGCTACCACCAAGGACGTTAAGCGGCTTCCTTCGGGGCGAATCAGCTATCGCGGTGAGACGTTTGCGGGGTTTAACAAGCCCAAGCGCACTCCCGGTAAAAACAAGAAAAGTGCGGTTCTTGCTAAGAAGGGCCCCGAGATTAAGCTAGTTCGATTTGGCGATCCAAACATGTCGATCAAAAAAGACCAGCCGGGTCGCAAGAAAAACTTTCGTGCTCGCCATTCTTGTGATACCGCCAAGGATAAGTTTAGCGCCCGTTATTGGTCCTGTAAGGCTTGGTGATCCGATGTCTGAGCCTGACCTCCAAGAGATTGACAAGAAAGTCACGGTGATCGAAGCCATCCTTCACCGTTTAGAGACAAATCATCTTGCTCACATTGAAAAGGACGTAGCGTCTCTGGACAAGAGGGTTTGGATGATTCTGGGCGGTATCACCCTACAGTTGGCGGCCTTGCTGATAGCAGTCGTGGGTGCCGTTATGGCGTTTTTAGCATGAAGAGCCGCGTTAACCTTGGAGCCGGGGCCTGTAAGCCTGTAAGGATGCGTAAGGGCGGCGTGGTACGCAAGAAAGAGGGCGGCACAATTTGTCCCGAGGGTAAAGCTTGGGCAAAGCGCACCTTTGACAAATACCCGTCAGCCTACGCTAATCTGGCGGCTTCGAAATACTGTAAAGATCCAAACTACGCCAAGTCTTCCAAGAAGCGGAGGAAGAAAAGTGGCTAAAGGTAAACTTCAGGAGTGGCTTGATGAAGACTGGGTTCGGATTGATAGCTCGGGGAATATCGCGGGTGAATGCGGTACTTCTAAAAACAAGAAAAACCCTGACCGATGCCTTCCTCGCAGCAAAGCGCAAAGTCTCAGCAAAGGTGAGCGCAAGTCTACTGCGAATAAGAAAAAGCGTGAAGGCTCTAAAGGAAAGCAGTTTGTCCGTAATACGAAAGCTGCGACCGTAAAGCGTATGGAGGCTGGCGGTGCTGTTGGGGATCGCCGTTTCCACAAAGGCTGCGGTGCCGTGATGAGCGGTCGCCGCAAGAAGACACGGTATGCGTGATGGAGTTCACGGTCGGGATTGAACGGGACATTTGCACGGAAATCCGGGCTTGGTCTGAGCACGCGATTGAAAAAGCCTCTCCCATCTTCAACAATCTGCCGCCTTGTCCGTATGCCCGGAAGAGTTGGGAAGAAGACAAGGTTCTCATCTTGTTCAAGCACGAGTCTGGATACCAGACGCTTTACAAGGTGCTTTCGGAGTTTGAGGATCGGTACGACGTTGTGATGCTGGTGGAAACGGTGTTTCGGGAAGACCCCGACGCATATCATCAGTACTTGGATGACCTGAACGACGCCGTTTCGGAAGGTTTTTTCATTGATCGGGATATGTGGGTTATGGGTTTCCATCCTTCCGACGACCCAGACGAACAACTTGATGGTGGCACTTTCAATCCTTTGGTAGAGGAAGAGTACGCAATTACCTTTATCCAGAGGCTTTCAAAGCTCCAAGAAGCGGCAGACAAGCTGAAAGAAAAAGGGTACTATGACGGCTATGAAGCAGACACAAATGCTTCGGATATTTATGCGCGACGAGAACGCCTGTATCGTCGTCTGATAGGAGATTAAAATGGCTATGAAACCAAGAGTCCGGCTCGGCAACGGCGGCCCCGTCAAGAAGATGCGCGGCGGCGGCATGGTTAAGAAGATGCGCGGTGGTGGTATGGTTAAGAAGATGCGCGGCGGCGGCATGGTTAAGAAGATGCGCGGCGGCGGCATGGTCAAAAAAGGAAAGTGAACTAGCTGATGGCGGTCTCGGGCAGCACCGACTTCGAACTCGATGTATCTGACTACATCGAAGAAGCCTTTGAGCGCTGTGGCCTTGAAGTTCGTACTGGGTACGACCTCAAGACCGCAAAGCGTTCGCTTAACCTTATGTTGGCCGAGTGGGCTAACCGCGGCCTGAACCAGTGGACCATCGCGCAGCGCTCTCAGGCTCTCACACAGGGCGACGGCGAATACACGATTGGCACGGATGTCATCGACATTTTGTCCGTTGTGGTTCGTCGGGATGGGACGGACTACTCCTTGGACCGTCTTAGTCGTGAAGAGTACCTGACTATTCCTACGAAGACGACGCAGGGACGCCCTTCACAGTTTTTCTTGGACCGCCAGATCGACCCTAACCTTAAGATCTGGCCGATCCCTGAGAACAGCACTGACGTTCTGTATTATGACGCCCTGACGCGTATGGATGACGCGGACACGTTTACCAATACGCTTGACGTGCCCTTCCGCTTTTACCCCTGTCTTGCAGCCGGGCTGGCTTACTACATCGCTATCAAACGCTCTCCGCAGCGTGTGCAGCTTTTGAAAGCCGTATATGAGGAAGAGATGGAGCGAGCCATTCAGGAAGACCGGGATCGTGCCTCATTCACCATTGAACCTGCTTACCAGTATCTTAGGTAGCCATTATGCCTAAGTTCGCCACCGGAAAAAACTCTTACGCTATCTCGGACCGTTCCGGGCAGCGCTATCGCTATCGGGACATGCGAAAAGAGTGGAACGGCCTGTTGGTGGGCAAGGATGAGTACGAGCCCAAGCATCCGCAACTATACCCATATCCGCCCGTTACGGACCCGCAGGCTTTGAAGAATGCTCGGCCTGATCGTGTAGAACCTATGGATGTGCCGGTCGGTGGGGGTGGGTTTCCCGACCGAGGTGTAGATACGCACCTTGTCTCTAGCGTTGGCTTTGTGACTGTGGTGACGACATGACCTATACATACTCTGAGCTTAAACAAGCTATTCAGGATTACACGGAAAACGACGAAACAACCTTCGTCAACAACCTTAATAACTTCATTCAGAACACCGAGGAGCGGATCCTTAAAGGTGTTCAACTTACGGTTTTTCGTAAAAACGCATCGGGTAGTGCTACAACGGGTAACCAGTATCTGGCCGCTCCGACAGATTTTCTTGCGCCGTACTCTATGTCGGTGGTTAACGGGTCGAACAAGGAGTTCCTTCTGTACAAGGATGTTAACTTCTTGCAGTCATACAACCCCAATCCGGCCTCGACGGGAACGCCTAAGTACTACGGATATTTTGACGTAGATAACTTCATCTTGGCCCCCACCCCCGATGCGGATTACAGCGTAGAAATCCACTATTTGTATCGACCTGCCAGTCTGACGACGCAGGGTGACTCCGGAACGACGTGGTTGAGCCAAAACGCTCCTGTTGCTATGCTGTATGGCAGCCTCGTAGAGGCGTATACCTTTATGAAGGGTGAGCCTGACGTGATCCAGAACTACGCCCAACAGTTCGTTAACAGCTTGGGTCAGTTGAAGAATTACGGCGAAGCCATCGAAGATACCGATGCGTATCGCACAGGTCTGATTGTCCGGGATAAAGTCTAATGTTTAAGTTCGAGGTAAGTGTCCCAGAAGAACCCATCGTAACGGTGAAAACCACGGAAAACCGAGGTTTTTCCCCGGACGAGGTAGCCGAGAGGTGTGTGGAAAAGCTGATTTCTGTTTCAGATACGGCTCATCCGGCTCTCCGCGACCAAGCTCGCGCCTTTCAACGTCACATGGAGAAGGTTGTAGCTTTCTATATGCGAGAGGCCATCAAAAGTGATAGAACTACAATTTACAACGCCCTGTGTGACGCAGGGCATCCTGAACTTGCAAAAGCTATAAGGAGGCTCTAATGGCCATCACGCAGGCAATGTGCACGTCGTTCAAGCAAGAACTGATGACGGGTACCCATGACTTCACCACCTCGACGGGTAACACCTTCAAGCTGGCTCTGTATACCAGTTCGGCCACGCTGGGTGCGACCACAACGGCTTATTCCGCGACCAATGAGGCCAGCGGCACCGGGTATAGCGCAGGCGGCGGTACTCTGACTAACGTCACCCCGACGACCAGCGGTACGACCGCGCTGACCGATTTTGCGGATCTGACCTTCTCGTCGGCCACTATTACGGCTAACGGAGCTCTGATCTACAACGATACGGCAGCGGGCGATCCGTCTGTTGTTGTTCTGGCGTTTGGCGGCGATAAGACTTCGACAGCGGGGGACTTTACCATTCAGTTCCCGACCGCCGACGCGAGTAACGCCATCATCCGTATCGCGTAAGCAAGAAGCCCTCGACCCATGTCCGATTTCAGCGGTTGGGGCCGCGCGGGTTGGGGGGAGGGCCCGTGGGGTGTAAGTTTACCTAATCCCAACCTAACCGGCTGGAGCCGCGGAAGTTGGGGGGAAGGTGCTTGGGGGTCTTCCCTACCGGTAGCCGTCTCAGGTGTTTCAGCGTCTTCGGGCGTTGGAAGCGTAACGGTTACGGGAGAGGTAGGCGTCTCAGTAACAGGTCTTGCTGCCACGGGCGCAGCAGGTGCTGCTTCTGTTTCCACAGAACAAGTCTTAGCCGTAACGGGAACTCCTGCCACAGGGGCTGTCGGTTCTGTTGTAGCAGAGGCCTCCTCCGATGTGCCCGTGACAGGCCTTGCGGCTGCCGGGGCTGTCGGTTCTGTTGTAGTAGATGCGGCCTCCGCTGTACTTGTAACGGGAAATCCTGCCACAGGTTCTGTCGGCTCTGTTGTAGTAGACGCCTCCTCCGATGTACCTGTAACAGGCCTATCTGCCACAGGTGCTGTCGGTTCTGTTCTGGTGCAGGCCGATCAAGTCTTAGCCGTAACGGGTGTTGAGGCTACGGGCGGGCTTGGCAGTGTTACGGTAGAGGCCGCCTCCGATGTACTTGTAACAGGCATAGCTGCTACAGGCTCTGTTGGTTCTGTCAGTGTAATAACCGGCTTGATTGTAGCTGTATCCGGTGCCTCCGCTACAGGTTCTGTTGGCTCTGTTGTAGTAGAGGCCTCCTCCGATGTACCTGTAACAGGCCTATCAGCTACAGGGGCTGTCGGTTCTGTTTCGGTACAGACCGATCAAGTCTTAGCCGTAACAGGCCTTGCGGCTACGGGCGGGCTTGGCAGTGTTACGGTAGAGGCCGCCTCCGATGTACTTGTAACAGGCCTATCAGCTACAGGTTCTGTTGGCTCTGTTGTAGTAGAGGCCGCCTCCAATGTACTTGTAACAGGCCTATCAGCTACGGGCGCTCTTGGTTCTGTTGTAGTAGATGCTGCCTCCGATGTACCTGTAACAGGCCTATCAGCTACAGGTTCTGTTGGCTCTGTTGTAGTAGAGGCCGCCTCCAATGTACTTGTAACAGGTGTTACCGTCGCAGGTTCTGTCGGCTCTGTTGTAGTAGACGCCTCCTCCGATGTACTTGTAACGGGAACTCCTGCCACAGGGGCTGTCGGCTCTGTTATAGTAGAGGCCGCCTCCAATGTACCTGTAACAGGTCTATCTGCCACAGGTTCTGTCGGTTCTGTTTCGGTACAGACCGATCAAGTCTTAGCCGTAACAGGCCTATCTGCCACAGGTTCTGTCGGTTCTGTTGTAGCAGAGGCCTCCTCCGATGTGCCCGTAACAGGCCTTGCGGCTGCCGGGGCTGTCGGCTCTGCTGTAGTAGACGCCTCCTCCGATGTGCCTGTAACAGGCCTAGTAGCTACAGGGGCTGTTGGCTCTGTTGTAGCAGATGCCGCCGCTGACGTGCCTGTAACAGGCCTATCTGCCACAGGGGCTGTCGGTTCTGTTTCGGTACAGACCGATCAGGTCTTAGCCGTAACAGGCCTATCTGCCACAGGGGCTGTCGGCTCTGTTGTAGTAGATGCCGCATCCGATGTACCTGTAACCGGCCTATCTGCCACAGGTTCTGTCGGTTCTGTTTCGGTACAGACCGATCAGGTCTTAGCCGTAACAGGCCTATCTGCCACAGGTTCTGTCGGTTCTGTTGTAGTAGATGCTGCCTCCGATGTACCTGTAACAGGCCTATCTGCTACAGGTTCTGTCGGTTCTGTTGTAGTAGATGCCGCCTCCGATGTGCCCGTAACAGGCCTTGCGGCTGCCGGGGCTGTCGGCTCTGCTGTAGTAGACGCCGCCTCCGATGTACCTGTAACAGGCCTAGTAGCTACAGGGGCTGTTGGCTCTGTTGTAGCAGATGCCGCCGCTGACGTGCCTGTAACAGGCCTATCTGCCACAGGTTCTGTCGGTTCTGTTTCGGTACAGACCGATCAGGTCTTAGCCGTAACAGGCCTATCTGCCACAGGTTCTGTCGGCTCTGTTGTAGTAGATGCCGCATCCGATGTACCTGTAACAGGCCTTGCGGCTGCCGGGGCTGTCGGCTCTGTTTCGGTACAGACCGATCAGGTCTTAGCCGTAACAGGCCTATCTGCCACAGGTTCTGTCGGTTCTGTTGTAGTAGATGCTGCCTCCGATGTACCTGTAACAGGCCTTGCGGCTGCCGGGGCTGTCGGCTCGGTAACCGTTGATACAACCAACGTAGTTGAAGTAAGTGGTTTGTCGGCCACAGGTTCTTCTGGTAAAGTAAACGTGTGGCAGGACATCCTTCCTACCCAAAACCCTGACTGGCAGGACATCCTTTTTACCCAAAACCCTGACTGGCAGAGGATCGCGTCAAATCAAGTACCGAATTGGGTAAAAATAGCGGCATAAGGACAAGGCGATGACTTCATCCTATACTTCTAACTTGGGCATTGAGAAGCCCGCTACTGGAGACCAGTCCGGTACATGGGGTGATACCGTCAATGTCAACATGGACATTGTGGACCGCGCCATTAACGGCGT